AGAAACAACTGACGCTGATGACTTCTTTAAGTTGGTTGATCGAAGTCTATCTGACTCCTTAGAAGCAGCTGATGCTGATGACTTCTTTAAGTTGGCTGGCCGAAAGCAGTCTGATTCACTAGAAACAACTGATGCTGATGGTTTCTTCAAACTGGCTGATCGAAGTCTATCTGATTCCATAGTATTAACTGATCTTGCGGCTATCCCGGAGATCGGAACGGTACTAATTGATTCGCTGGAAACGGTTGATGACCATATTGAACTCCGGCAACGCATAAGAGTATTGCTAGATTCAATACCAGTTGCTGATAACATTGTAACTTTGGTCGCTGGGAATAAGTTTGTTACGCTTAGTGATGACGTACCAGTTGTTGATACCCACATTGAACTCCGGCAACGTATCCGTGAGCTATTGTCTGCGATAGAAGTAACAGATGCTGATGCCTCCTTCAAAGTAGCAGGCAGAACCCAATCTGACTCCATAGAAGTAACTGACTTAGCATCAATCCCTGTGATTGGTACAGTGCTATCTGACTCAATCGCAGTAACAGATGCTGATGACTCCTTTAAGCTGGCTGGCAGGAAGCAGTCTGACTCCATAGAATCAATTGATGCCGCAATAGCAGACAGGCATGGATTCAGTTATGTTACTACTGGGGATGATGTCCCGGTAACTGATAACCATATTGAACTCCGGCAACGCATCCGCCAGCTATTAGATATTGCTGAAGTTACTGATAATGTTATCTTTGGAAAGTCTGGTATCCAGTTCCGTACTCTTGGGGATAGTATTGTCGTTGCTGATCCTCATGATGAACTGCGTGAGAGAGAACGAGTACAGACTGACGCACTAGCTACCGACTACTCGCACGACACGATCCGCAAACGTACCGTCACGATACTGAACAATGTTCTTGAGAATCAGATCACAGACGCTATTATCGCCATTAAATCAACAGCACCAGCGTCAGCAATTATAACAGATACGATGGCGACGATAGATGCTGCGATACAATTGCGTAACAGATTCCGGGTACTACTGGATTCATTCGAGGCTAATGACAATCATCTTGAACTGCGCATACGTTTCCGGGTACTACTGGATTCATTCGCTGTAACAGATAGTGCTGATGCGCAAAGAATCTCTGCTCTGTTCAGGACTCTATTAAGCACAATTGATGTTGTGGATTCTATTATCACTCTGCGTGAGCGCAATAGGATTCTCCCGGATGCTATTACTGTTACTGATAACGAGGATTGGTTCAAGCTAGCTGATAGGTTACGCACAGATTCAATTGATGTCGATGATTCTGAGACTTGGTTTAAGCTAGCTGGTCGCACGTTATCTGATTCTATTACTCTGACTGATCTAGCCTTGATCCCTGAGATTGGAACCATACTATTCGACACGCTGGTGATGGGTGATGATAGTATAGAACTGCGGCAACGGTTCCGGGCACTCGCTGATTCATTGGTCGCTGTTGATAATGTCATAGCTGATAGAATTGCTAGCGCCTTGCTAACGGTCTTGACTGATTCAATAGAGGTCAATGATTTCCGGTTCGCGTTGCGGGAACAAAATAGACTGGCGACAGATTCCCTAGAGACTACGGATAGTGAGGATTGGTTTAAGCTAGCTGACCGCACGATGTTCGATAGTATTACGCTTACTGATTTAGCGGCGATCCCGGGGATTGGTACTATACTGTTTGACTCGCTGGTTGTTACGGATAACAGCATTGAGCTTCGGTTACGGCCACGAGTCACTTCAGACATTCTGGAAGTAGTTGATAACCATGTCGAACTGCGGCAACGGTTCCGAGGCCCAGTTGATTCTATAGACGTTACAGACGCAACATCAGGAGTAGGGATCAAGCCACGAGGCTTATCAGATTCTCTGGAAGTAACTGATGCTTTGGAAGGCTTGACTATACGCGCCCGGGTTATATTGGACCCAGTTGATGTTGCTGATTTTTCTTTCCCAACTTACATTCCAGAAGGTTTGATTGTAATTACGGTCACTACTACTGATACAATAGAGGTGACGGATAATCTGGAGGCTAATTACATATACCACATGGCTGACTTTGCGGTGACTCACGGTATCTCGGTATTGGATATTGATCACAAGGTGGACATCTGATGGCTGACGTCTGGTACAAAACAGGGCAGTTCTCGACACCGGCTTCTGGTACAACCGTTATTGATGTAACGGATAAGGGAACTGCCCCCAAGGGTATTCATCTTTGGTGGTCTAAGGTTACTGCTGACGACACAGTAACAGCAAATCAGTTCTTTGGTCACGGATTCTCTGACGGCACAACGCACAGAGCGTTTATGACCAACGCGCAGGATGGCGCGAACAATAACCGTCGAGATAACGAGAATACCGGCGCTATCCTGATTGATAACGTCACCGACACCAGAACGGTAGTTGGTGGTGCTGTCACGATGAACACCAACGATGTCACCATCGCTTACTCGGTGTTTGCCGCTAACCATATTATTCATTATGAAATATGGGGTGGTGCTGATTGTGCTGCTGAACTTGACGAAATGGCGGCAAACACCAGCCCTGACACGACTTCCACCTTTACATCCGATCTAATTCTTGTTGCTTGCACCGGCAACGCCATTGAAAACGCCAGCCAACACGCTTTCATGTGTTTCGGCGCGGCACACGACAACGGCGCGTCGATTGACCAGTGGTGTCAGTTCACCTACATGGGCGACAATGATACTGACGTTGTTGGTTCTGCTCTTTCAACGGCGCTCATTGCCGGACAATACAATTCTGATTACACCAACTGGACCGCAACAGTAACCGCGATTGGTGCAACTGGCTTTACATGGACCGGATCAAACGCCGATGAATGGGCCGCGTTAAAACTTAATCTTGGCGGTGTTGGTGTTGATGTTGGCACCTTCGCCAAGGCAACTGGTGCTGCCCCGGCTACACAGGCGATGCCTGACCTTGGGTTCACACCAATGGGTTATGCATTAGCGTCTTGCGACTACACCTCAACAACAATACCTGCTGACGAAACCAATCGTCTTGTTCACGCATCATTTGGTGCATATGATGGTGCGACACAGACATCGGCACTAGCTGTAGGTACGGCATCATCGAACGCAGATCGTGCGTCACAATCACACAGCACCGAGGTTTTGCAGGGATCATCTGCACTACAGGCTAGTGGTGTCGAGTGGTCAGGAACGGCGCAAGCAATAACGGACGCTACTCCTGACATTGAGTGGAATCCCAATACGGCCAATGCGGTCATCATTGGTTATTATGCATTTGAGGATACCAACTTAGGCGGAGCAATAACCAATAGAACTCTAACTGATAATGCAGTGGTAAGTGACCCGGCTGACTTCCTCCGGTTACGTGACCGGGAAACATTGTCTGACTTTGCGGTAGATGATGCGCTTGTTAGTCTCCGGTTACGACTGCGGGAGGCTGCTGACTCTATTACTGCTGCTGATAGTGACGTTAGCTTTAAGCTGGCTGATAGAGAGATTGCTGATTCTTTGGCCGCTGTCGATAATGCTATTGAACTTCGTAAGCGTGACCGGATGCAGAGTGATAGTTCTGTTGTGGTTGATTTCAATATAGAACTGCGGCTGCGAATACGAGAACTGCTTGACAACCTGATAGTCATGACGGATTCAATCACTGGGTCGAAGATAAAGCCCAGACTGTTTCTGGATTCTATAGCAACTGGTGATGATCACTTTGAACTTCGTGAGAGATTCCGGGAACTGTTAAGTGCTATTAGTGTTGGTGATAGTACTATTGGACTGCGGCAGCGATTCAGGGAACTGGTCGATGACGTCGCCGTTACTGATACGGTTGTCTCGGTTAGGATATCAGCAATCTTTAGGACGCTATTAGATTCCATAGAGTTAATTGATAATCATATTGAACTCCGCAATAGATTCTGGACCCTACTAGATTCAATTGAGTTAATTGATAACCATATTGAACTGCGTAATCGTAACCGGGAACTGTTTGATTCAATCGTAGTAATTGATAATGCTATCGGCGTCAGGATATCAGCAATCTTCAGGACGCTGCTAGATGCGATTGAGGCCACCGATAGCATCACGCCGCTACGGTTCCGGGACAGGCTATCGTCCGATGAGGCGACTGTACAGGACGTTTCAATCACCTCCCGGGAGCGAAACAGGCTATCACAGAACACACTGCTAGCAGCCGATAGCATAGCGACATTGGTAGACAAGCCCCGGCTGTTGGTGGATACGCTTGATGTTGAGGCTGGCTTTATAGGACTGTTGAAAAGGGCTAGAATACTCACCGACAACCCAGCCATAACCGATAGCGTTATTGCTACGTACATTAGAGAGGGAGGAGCACTTAACGACATATTGCTGATGGATCAATTCGACGTATTTGATTTCGTTACGGCATTGAAGATTCAGCAACTTGTTAAACGAAATTTCCAGCATGGTATTGAGAAATTGGATATTGACCACAGTGTTGATAGACTAAATATATTGACCAAGATTACGAGAGAGACATAATGGCTAATATGAAAAATGTTTTGGTTGGCGATACGTTCAAGCAGATATTCGTTGCCAGTGGTACGGACCCATCAGTAATAGTCGCATCAATTGTTGATGGTAAGGAAACAATCATATCCTCGGGTGCTGGGGTGAATAGTTTGAATGGACATTTCTATCGCAACGTATCTGGCGGTGTTAACACTCCCGGCTATTACGTCAGCCAATGGATCGCAACGATAGGTGGATTGGATTATAAACGTCGCAGACGGTTCAAGGCTGTTCTGGGGGAGGTTGACTGATGGGCAGATATATTGAATGGGATGACGTTATTGATCGTTACTCTACATTGGACACACTTGGCGGCGCTGATGAGTTGTCCTCCTCGTACATAGTTTATTCAGAAGCGTTTGTGGATGGGTTACTAGCGAACCATTACACCATACCCTTTAGCAATAACAATATGATCATCCGGGATTTGACCATTGACTATTGCTACTGGAGGGCCGCTAGGTTTAAGCTGGAGGATGCCGTTGGAGTTAAGAGTTCATTCTTTGAAACGATTGGCATGATAAAGGATGGCCATATCGTAATGATTGATGATACTGGTACGGTGATAGAGCAGACCAAAAAGAAAATCGGCCTACACAGCACCACTGAGAGTTACCATTCATCCTTCGGCATGGATACCCCGGAGAGATGGCATATTGATCAAGACTTAATTGAAGATGAAAGGGATCGACATGGCAGTTGATATTGTTGTCGAAGCAATCGACGGTGGCGCTGATTCTGCTAAACGTACTTTGCGGATCGTCGCCAAGCGACTCAAGAATACCCGGTCAGCCAATAGGAAAGTTTCGATCTGGTTGATGAAATGGGTCAACGATAACTTTAAATCACAAGGCGGCAAGGTGGGCGGATGGAAACCGTTTAAGCACGGAGGCAGACGGATGCCTGGTGGAGCGATTGATGCGTCAGCGAAACTTTTACAGGATACAGGACGATTGCGATTATCCTTCAGCCCATTCTTTAGTAAGACTGAGGCAGGTATTGGTTCGGGTTTGAGTTACTCTGTAACCCATGAGCTAGGATACCCGCACCGCAATCTCCCGGCGCGTAGAATGCTACCAATTGCTACTGATCGAGGAGTGGTCTCTGGGATAAGAAGGATATATCAGGCCCACGTTACGAAGGCATTGCGATGATTAATGTATCGACAATTATGATCCAGGTTCAAGAATGGCTTGAGACTGACTTTGAACTGGATGGCGCTACGATTGAGCGCAGTGAGTTTGTTAACGAGGATGCTGGCCGTGCTCGTAACGGATGGATTGGGATATACCGTCGCGGTGTTGACTATGAGCCTCGCAATCTCGGCGTGCCGCCGAATAACTTTGAAGCTGATTTGTCCTTTGGGATCATAGCGCAGATGGCTCGGCTTGCTTCTGGGGCTGACTGTGAAGATGCTTTGGAGCTATTCACCAAACGAATTATAGATCGAGTGGTCCAGATACCACGTACCTATCTGGATCATTTTGCAAACATATCGGTTGAGTATACATATCTGGAGGATGATCGAAAGACTATGTATTTTCAAGGTGCGATCATTACGTTTGAAGCAGAAGTTTCTTTTGAAGTTAAATAGGAGTATTTGAAATGCCGTATGGTCAAGACGCAAAAGTTGGTCTTGCGTTCCAGAATAGTCACGATGATGTGGTAACAGATATTGGCTCGTTTTACTTGATGCCGTTTGTAAGCGAGTCTGTTACCCCTGATGTGCCTGAGTTGCTTAGTCAAAACATGGAAGGTCGTTTTGACGAAGGTGAATCTTATTCTGGCGCGAGGAATGTTGGTGGCACTCTCGCTAACGAGGCACAGCCCGTTACTGTTGGTGTTTTGATGAAGGCGCTGATGGGTGACCCGGTAACAGTATCGAACTCGACTACGCTTGGTGAGTTTTGGACTCATACGTTCAAGCCTCGCACTGCTGACTTCGATGTTAATGTTACGGGCAACCCGATGACGCTGCATAAGAATCTGGCGGATGGCGGACAGGTTCCGACCTATAACAATTTGGTGTGTACCCGGTTAGAGATGAAAATAGCCAATGGTGAATTCCTTATGGCTACGGGAGCATTTACCGGGGGAGTCGTAGCGACTAAGCAAACTAGCGCCGCACTCGGTGCTGCTACTGGTAAGAAATGGACATGGGATGTTACTTCACTTCAGCTTGGTGGTGCGGCTAATACTGACTTTGGTGACATAACGATTGTCGTTGACGAACAGGCTACTGCTCGATGGGTATTGAAAACATCCAAAGACCCTGACCGAGTTAAGCGTGATGCCCGGCGACAGGTTCGAGTAAATGGAACGATTAAGTTTGTAGATCAGACTGAATATGATAAGTTCCTAGCCAGTTCGACACAAGCCCTTAAGCTAACGATGACCGGAACTGAAGAAGTTCGTTCTGGATTCTTCGATGTATTCGGCATTACTGTTCCAGCTTTCAAATATCTGTCGTACCCGGTAGAGTTTGCCGATCCTTCTGAGTTGCAGGTTTCATTCGAAGGCAAAGGTGACTACCACGTTGGTTCTGGAACAAGTATCGAGTTCACATTAGTTAATACCCAAAACAACTTCTAAATAGGAGATAGCTCAATGAGCAATTTTACACCACTGGTGGATAAAGAGTACGAGTTTGATGGTGATACTATCAAGGTAACATTCAGCAGATTGCTTAGAAAGGATATGCTGAATGTATTGCCTGCGTTCCTTAGTCTGAGTAAGGCTGAAGAAGGCGGCGAAGTATACACTGAAAGTATCAATGAAGTCTTAAATAACATTGCTGATATCTTGCCCGGGTACGTGAAAGAGTTTTCTGGGTTGAATGATAGTAAAGGTGATCCAATTGATATTGAGACTGTTGTGAATGAGATGTATTTCATGCGGCTGTGTTCATTAATTGCTTTAGATGTGATTGCGGAAAGTGGTGTCCCCGGGGGAAACGAATAACGCTGCTCAGGCGTGCAGTTCGAGCAGCGGCCCGGGGGCAGTTCTATGTCGATGAAGTTATTTGCGGATACAATTGTTCATCGTGGCTTAGTCTTATGGAGGAGACATATTCATTTTCGAGGTACGGGTTTCAGTTCAATGCCTGGCCTGATGGTAAGTCACTGATGGAGCAGGAGCAATGTGTTGTGGAAATTCTAAAGATCGTATTGGGTGAAAGGATCAAGGATATGAACGATGGCAAGAAATAGACTACAATTCCGTGTTTCGGTTAAGGATGACGCATCCGCCAATCTGCAACGGATAAGCAAAGAGACTGATAAGCTAGCAGGATCGTTCAAACGTCTAGCTGCTACGGCAATATCTATTGCTTCAATATCTGAGATCGCTAGGCTAGCTGACACCTACCGGCTGCTACAGAATCGGCTGCGCCTGGTTACTAAAGACTCTGTAGAACTAAAAGCAGTCACTCAAGAACTGGTAAAGGTATCCATTAGAAGTAGGACATCGTTCCAGTCCACAGCTGATCTGTATGCTCGTGTTGCTAGATCGTCGCGTGAGCTAGGACTCAGCCAGCAAGAACTGATAGACTTTACCGAGACTGTTTCCAAGTCAATACGAATCTCCGGTTCAACGTCGCAGGAAGCAGCAGCGGGCGTCATTCAGTTCGGACAGGCTCTTGCTAGTTCCCGGTTGAGCGGTGACGAGTTGCGTTCTGTATTGGAGCAGATGCCTCGGCTGGCACAAGCTATTGCTGAAGGCATGGGGGTCGGCATCGGCCAACTCCGAGAGTTAGGCGAAATGGGCGAGTTGACTGCTGTTAAAGTGTTGGATGCTTTAAGGACAGCTGGCCCTGAGATACAAGCTGAGTTTGCTAAACTGATCCCGTTAGTCTCCGAAGCGTTCACTAATCTCAATACAGCTATCGTTTCTACGGTAGGTCGATTTGATGAGGTGCAGGGAACGTCTGTGGCTGTTGCTTCAGCGCTATTGGATGTTGCTGATCAAGTCATATTGTTGGGCGATGCTTTAACTGGCGAGTTAACAAAAGAAGGATTAGAGAATATCAGTTCAACGGCCCAAGCCACAGCTGTTGCTTTATTGACTGTGGCATTTGCATTAGGGGCCATTAAAGATGGCCTGGACTTATCTCTCGGTAGTGCCGGAAAATTAGCAGTCAACCTTACTTCCCAACTTGCTGATGTGGGACCGGGTGCTTTGTTCCGTCCGGGAGATGTTAAAGATGCTTTGGTGAGAGCGTGGGAGGATACATTAGATGATGTTGAAGGCAGCATTGAGGATTCAAACAAACAGATATTAAGCGATTATGCTGGTTTTGTTGAGACGCTTAATGCTCTATTTGGTGGCATATTTACGCCAGTTGATGTTGACTTGGAAGGCAGCGATGACCCTAAGGGTGGCCTTAACAAGAATCAACGTGACGCCCAACGCAGGGCAGTTCTTCAATTACAGAAAATGAAAACAACAATACTTCAACAGCAACTGGCATTCGAGATTGCTTCTGCTGAGGGTCGTGACTTTGCGACAGTATTGGCTGAAGTTAAGATTCGTGCCGCCGCCACAGCGGCTGGCCTTGTAGATATGGGTGAGAACGTAGTCCAACTCAATCGCAATTTAGAGTTAAAGCAAAATTGGCTGGAGGATGATGCTGCTTTAGTAGCAATCAAAGAAGAATTGCACTTCCTGGGTGCGTCCGAGAAAGCGCAGTTTGTTCATTTGCGGTTGCTGGAACTATCCAGCGATGCTTCTCATGATGTGATCACTGCGTACAGCATAGCAGCAGAGAAGATATTTGATATGACGGAGAAACTAAAAGAATCACAATCGTTCATGGAGAAACTATCGCTGCGTGCCGCGCAGAACATTCAGGATGCCTTTGCTGACTTCTTGTTCGATCCATTCGAGGAGGGCATCAAGGGAATGCTGAAAGGCTTTATTGACGTGATCAGAAGAATGTTAGCGGAGATGTTAGCATTCCAAATTCTAACCAGCATCCCGGGGCTAGGCACCTTCTTCACCAAGGGTTTATCCGGTAAAGCAGCGGGAGGTCCGGTAATAGCTGGTCAGCCAGTGCTAGTTGGTGAGAGAGGCCCGGAGTTGTTCATCCCTCACGCGAGCGGGTCTATTAAGAATAATACTGCTATGGGTGCCTCCGGTGGAGGAGCACAGTTTATAACACATATCGACGCGAGAGGTGCTGACCCGGGGCTGATCGCTCGGTTCCCGTCTATAATGGAGCAGCGCGATAAACAACTGCTGCTAAAGGTTAAACAATTGGTTGAGACCGGAGGCGTGACCATATGAGCCTAGTTAAGTTTCCATCGCAAATCCCTCCAGCCCGACTCACGGTTGCCCTGGCCCGGGTGGATGAGACTATTCGTTCACCACTGACCAACGTGCAGCAGGTAGTCTCCCGGGGCAACCCGGTCTGGAAGTGGACTTATGAATACACTGACCTGAGCGACAGTGAACGAGATGTTGTGCATGCGTTCCTGATGAAGTGCCGTGGCTCAGTTAACACATTCAAAGTCACTGACCCCGGAGACTATGAGCCAAAGGGTTCAGTCTCAGACTGGATAGATATATTCTCTGGGTATGGTGCATTCAATGTGGTAGCTGGTAGCGATAGTAATAATGTCAACTCTTGGTTTGATCGCGGCAATATGGTCGTGTCGCATATCACAGAAGATCAATCATTGCGTATGGAAACTAGAGTGAACTCGCAAGATGATCAGCTGGGCTGGCGTGGCCACAGTACTACTCCTAGCAGAATCAATTCACTTGATCTTAATGCTGCATTCATTGCTAGGATTAAACACTTTGCTCATCCTGATAAAGCAGATCATAATGCTAATGTAATCGTAGGCACAGGTACTGGTGGTGGCATCACTGTGATGAATTCAAACATAATAAGTTCATCAGGAGTCCTATCAGTACCATTCGTGGCCCGGGTAGACACTGGCTATGTATTTGTTCGAGATAATGGTGGCGGTACTATCGGAGATTGGTGGCAGTATAATGATTTCCGGGTACAACGATGCGCGTTGATTGTTAAGTCTGAAAACCTATTAACCAGAAGCAATGAATTCTCTCACGCTGACTTTACTAAGACCAATATTGCAGTCGAGTCCGGGTTCAATCACGATCCGCAAGGTGGCGCTAATCTTTGGCGGCTGCGCGTGAACTCTGACGAATCTAATGCAAACCATAATTTCATACAGAATCACACCAAGACCAATACCCGGGATTATTACGTCGCATCAATTAAGATCAGGGCAGCTACCAATAGCCTACATGCAATTAGGCTATCACTTGAAGACCCTTCCACCGCTGGATTCTGGACGCAATTTGATTTGAATAGTGGCCTGCATTATTCCTCCGGGACTATTGGAGATTTCAAACGCGGCTCAGGTCGCTTGTGGGACATCGGTAGTGGATTCTATAGGGCCACTGTCGGTGCGCTAGTGTCTAGTCATTCAACGTTAGGCTTTAAAGTTTATGCGCTTCAATCCTCGGGTGGTGGATTGAGTTTTGCTACTGTTGATACTGAGTACCTCGAAATATCTGCCGTCCAGTTAGTTAAGTTCCCATTTATGAAGCCATACTTTGAGACTGGTGCTGCTGCGATAGTTGGTACAGGAAGTGTTGCTGGAACGTCAATAATGCTGGATGGACTGGACGCCGAAGATTTAATTAAATCCGGGCAACGGCTAGAACTAATAAACAAATACCATAATGAAGCAAATAGTGAGTCTGAACTTAGTGAATTTAAACGTACCACGATTGAAAATAAAGCAAGCCGGGAAGGGCACATAACACTATCAATTGATCCACCTATACGCAACTTGCCGATGGAAAGTTATTCAGTTATCAGCGGTGATCATATTGGTGAGACAATACACAATGCAGTCCTATTCCATCAACCAGAGATGAAGGGCAGGTTGCTGGCGAGCACTATCCAGTATACGGATAAGCCGTTAAGGGCTACTGATATCAGCTTCGAGGTGCTGGAGGATATGACGGAATGACTGATCGCAATATTGATGCTAACCTGAAGGCTGGCGCTGAAAGTGCTGAGTTCTTGTATGTTGTGTTTGTTAAGTTAGCATTCCCCTCGGGCACTGTCTACCTACACAATGCAGTAGGCACTTACTCATTTGGTGGCAATGATTACCTCGGCGTGGGAGGGTTCGGTGAGATAGATGTGCTGGAGGATACACTTGACCTAGTTAGCAAGCCAGTGAGCCTGACGTTGAGTTCAATTGTCCCGGAGATAATTGATGCTATTAAGGCTGATGACGTGTTTGGTAGGGATGCTGACATATACCTCGGCGCACTCGATAAAGATTACCAGATAATTGGTACGCCTGACAACTGGATCAGCGGCACGATGGAAACGGTGCAATTGGTAATAGGCGCAGAGGATGCCGTTAAAGTTCGCATACAGTCCCGGGCTAGTCGGCTGCGACTGAAGAACAACAAACGCTACACTCTGGAGGATCACCAAGTGGATTATCCGGGGGATTTGTTTTTTGAATTCCTTGCGGCGTAGCGGATTCAGGAGCTACACCAGTATTGATGGCGCTGATAATACGCCACGTAGAAGGAATCAAGGATGAAAGGTAAAATGAATAAGCTGATTAACAAACTGTCTGATGAGAAATTCAAGCATGGCTCCGCAGACTGTTTCACATTCACGAATGCTTTAGTAAAGGAATGGCATGGAAAAGACTTCAGAAAACTTCACCCGTATAAAAGCAAGTCAAGTGCACTTAGGTATATTGAAGCACACGGAGGT